TAGTACTAGTTTATCTGGTTTATCAGGTGATGCAGGTTTTGGAATGTCTGGTTTATCTGGTCCATATGCATCAGGTAAAGCAGGGATCGGTGTTGCTGGTAAAGGTAACACAAAAGGACTACCAATATGTGCAAGAGCACCACTAACATTAAATATTGTTTGTCCGATAAACCCAGTTGCTCCTATTCCCCCAAAAAGAAAAAGCGGAGATTCAAATTGTGTTGCAATTCCTGTCTTAACTCTAAATTGCATTGCAGATTCAAACCTTATTGTACCACCAGACTTAAAATTTATGTCTCCATCTGCATCAATGTTTAAATCACCCTTAACTTTAAGAGTTTTTTTATCTCCCACTACCAATTCAAAATCTTCTCCTATAATTTTAACAACTCTATCTCCATTACTTTTAATAACTTCTAATGTTCCAGAACTATGAACTTTACTCAATCTTTCAGAACCAGGAGTATCATCAACTTCAGTAACATGTCCTGATTGACTTTCCTCTACTTTATTGTGTGGATAACTCGCATCATAACCAAGATCGGGAGTTGTAATAGGTGCAGGAAGAGGAATTGTACCAGTAGTATTAGGACGTCCAACAGTCTCTACAACACTTGATTCAGAAGTCTCCACATATGTATCAGCAGTTTCACCTCTTGCAAGACGATTAGTGTTTATTTCATCAGTTGAAATATCACGTTTTCCACCCCAAGATGGTGCAGATTCTGGAGGTGCTGGATCATCTTCAGTTTTATAACCAGAATCTATAATGTGTGTCATAACAGGTTCTTGAGCATCATTCCCATCACGAAAAAACCCCATCACCCAAGTTCCCACTACAGGTCCCACAGCTGGATCACCAGGCCTACTATTAATAGGCATTGCTGGATAGGCCCACGGCAATCCATCAACAGGAATATCACCTTTATCTTGTGAATGAAATCCTAATATTCGGACACGGCAACGTCCTATCTCCAACGGATCATCCCTATCTTCGACACGACCTTGCCACCAAACAAAAGTATTAAACTGTTCTATCATCTGTATTTTGTGTGATTAAAATTTCCTTCTTTCTCCAGGCCTCAATATACTCTTCCTCAAGTTTATATACAACTTTAAACATTTCTTTCATCAACTGACCTTTATCCGTCCTAGGAAATTCACCTGTAATTGTTTTAACAATTTTATCATATGCATCAAATTCAATTTTATATAAATTAGCTGAGTGATTAGCATCTTGATAAAGATAACTTGCAAAACAACCAGAATCAATCGAAACATTAGATTTCCATATTGTTTTTCTTATAAACTCTAGACGTTCAGTTTCTTCGTCGTAATATACTGGCATGATTTTCTCCTTATTATGAACAACAGTTACAATCGCTACAATCACAATCGTTACAACAACATTCTTTTTTATTTGGCATGAGTTTCTCCTTATGTTACCTCATATTCCCCTGCAACATCTACTTTATCTGCATCTTTTTCTTCTATAAATAAATGTCGTAAAGATTTACGTTGACGTTCTTTTCTACGTTTTTTAGCGTCATAATAGTCAGTACCGTCATAAATGAATTGTAATTCATGATGTTCTAAAAATTCATATATACGGTCTGGATGTGTGCTGAATCCCATCCAAGTCATAATATCTATTCCAAATCCTAATTGAATATTAGTTATTCGTGAACACAATCCTAACAAAGAACCACATGATGAAAATAATCCACCACCCGAATTCCCAAATATAGATGGTGCATTATACATCAAATATGACTTTTGCTCAATTATTTCTCGTAAATATGTTAACTCACCTTTATTTGCAAATGGATCATGCAACAAACTACACCCACTTGTCCATACCTCATCAAACAAACTCAAATCATCAATCTTATTTTTAGGATAAAGTTTTGCTATATGTTCTAATGGTCTAGTATTATGCAATTTAACAGCAGCCAGATCATGGTTTTTATCATATGCAATTATTTCTGCCTGCGAACTATTTGCAGAAGATATTTTTGATCCATCATAATCAAATATTTCAACTGAAACTTCTTCCATAATATCCTTTTTAATCTCTCTCTTTAACAGAGAATCCCATTCATCCTTAACAGAAATTGATCCATCAACAACATGCTGACATGTCAATACTATATTAATATATTTAGTTTCATCTTTTGGATCTGGTTCACTGTAAACCAAAACTCCAGACCCACCAGCCTTTCCAGCTTTAACTCTGGTAACAGGATACAAAACTTGTTCATGCAGTTCTGTCTGATTCATACTCTTTTTCCTCTCATGTTTATAATAAATTTGGTTGTGGGAATCCAGTGTCTGATTCCTGTCTTAAAGTCGTTTTTGGAATAGGATCTTTGTAACTATCCTTCACTGCCGTTATTGTTGTAAGATATTTAGATACATCTATTGTATGCTTTAAATTTATAATTAAATATTTTCCAGAATAAACAGGATCCCATATATCTCTTTCACCAACAGGTTCTGGAGACACAATTTTTAACTCAACAATATCACCAACAGTTCTTGTTGTATCTCCTGCAACTATAAAAGAAACTGAAAAATTTTTCATTTGTTGCATTTGAGACTGTCTTATTTGTATTGAATTTTGTATATTATCACTATAATCATACGAATTATCATATTTTTTTGTATGTTTAGGAACATACATTATTTTTGCATCATTTTTCCCACTATAAGAATTACCATTCGCCCTATTATCATCTAAACTACCTTTATTCATATGCTCGTATGAATCAAACGTTTTTTCATAATTAAATTCGTTTATTTTAAACGTCCTCCTAACAATATCATGTTCAATAACTTTGCTTGCATACATTCCATTACTAATATTATCTGTTATATTTATTCCAGTATCATAAGAAATGTCCAAAACATTATAAAAAGACAATTTTCTCGCTTCAGGTTCAAAAACAAAATCTCTAATTGGCTGTCTATATTCAGGAATATTATTTAATTTTCCTTGTTCTATGCCCCTTTCAAACAATCCCTCAAGTGAAACAAAATTATATCCATCTTTATTCTCATAAAATAAATAATTTGCCCCTTTATAACTACCAGAAATCGCACGATTTGCTAACCAATTCATTGCAGAAAATGGTGTCCAGTTTGGAATTACTAAATCCTGAGAAACAATAGTAGGATCAATATTAATTTTTTTTGTAGAATTCAACTCACTAAAAACAAGATTTGCAATATTAGATATAGAAGTATTTCTATATGATTTGCTCACCTTTACTGTTAAATCTGTAAAATATTCTTCAGAAATAAAATTAACAGAATACATCGATGTTGTAGCATTTTCTTTTTTATAATCAGTAATTGAATGTATTTTAAATTTTTTTGAATATTCTATTGAATTTATAGATCCATCCGAACGTTCTTCATCGATATAATAAATAACTTTTACCGTTTCATATCCAACTATAGGTAATTTACTTAATATATTCCTACTATCGTTCAATATTATATTTCCAGATACACAATCTTCATAAACACTTTCAAAGATATTCAACTCTATTGCAAGACTTCCCATTAACAATTCTAAATCTGGATGAAAATCTGAAGATAATTCAAGCGCACCTATTCTAAATTTCCCTGGATCTACGAGTCTAGTATTATTCATTGTATTTTATCTTTAAAATCCTCCTCAAAAGACTCAATAAGTCCTGGATTTAACATTTTAATTTCTCTATTTTCCTCATTCAACCTAGATTCATAAGTAGCATTATCAATTGCAACAGGTGCAACCCAAGAAGATATTCCTCCTGGAAGTTTTGCCCTCTCAGCATCACTAAAGCCTCTGCTAACATTCAGTCTATCTTCTGAACCATCTCCATTATCACGTACAACTTCATAAAATTTTGGTGCGGCATATTCTTTTACAGTTGATTCAATTGTTGCACTTGCTCCAGATTCCGAACCTGTAATTACATCTACTGGAGCGGTTACAGCCCAATTAGGTCCACTCTCATAAACAATTTGTCCTAAATCTGGATTAGAATCTTTAACAATTGCAGTAGCACTGGATTGACTTCCAGTTATAGTCTCTCCTATAATAAAAAATTTACCATCAGGACTAATAGTTGTAATATCATATATCAATACTTCATCTGGATACTTTTTTTGCATATAAGCATCAAATTTCGCATAATCTAAAACCCAATCGAAATACGGATCTACAACCCCATTTACATGAAGAAGAATCCAATGATCAAGAATAGATCCATATGCACTCAATGCATATAATTCTGGACGTCTACCATCAGTGACAACATGCTTATAATAAGAACTGATATATTCAGAAAAATCATTCCTGATTCCAACCCTTTTTGTTATATCAACTACAGTTTTAGCGTCTGTCGGATCTTTAGTTAAAGTATACTCAACTGTTGGAAACGTACCAAAATATTGTATTGCCACTAAGAGTCTCCCTTAAAAATAATTTTGAGATAAGTTACCCCATTGTAGAGCTTGTCGATCTTTTTCTGTTCCAGTGAAATTCGCCGTAGTTGGAATTGTTAATTCAGTCAAAGAAACTGTTAGATCAATCTCAACAGGTGCGCCATCAACATGTCTTGCCCACGTACCAGCACCACTGAAATTAGTTGCAATTTGTGTTACTGCACATTTATTTAGTTTGGGTAAATGTGGATTTTCCATATCACTGTTCGTTGTTGCACCTTGTATTGGAGGCATCATAAATGCTACATCCCATATTAATGGATACTCTAAAAAACTTGGTTGTTTTCCAACTCTTACCGAAGTAGCAGCTTTAAAATTACTAATTAATTTGTTAATCACATCCGCTTCATCCGAAGTTTCTGCAACTATTTTATGCATAAATTCCCATGTTCTATGTGACATACCAGTAAAAAATTGTTCTGATACAGGATTTACAACACGGCCGCTCCTACGTTCATTAGTTTTCTGTATAGCACCTGCACCTCCAAATTTAGCAAGGCCAATATCCTTTGCAGCTTCCCACAATCCCTGTTTTCCTTTGCCCTTAAAAAATTCTTCTTTAAATGCCTCACTTGTCGTAGTACCAAGATCTTTAGTTGCTTTTAACCAATCATCTTGTGCAGTCCAACCTGCCTCAAGTTGTTCATTAAGTTCTGCTGGCATAGGCAATCTAATTATCATAGACTCGTCCTTTCGATTTCCAGAATATGATCGAGCTGTATACGAAATATAATCATACTTTGTCGCTTCTTCTGGAAAACTAAATGATTTCTTAGGTTTTGTAACAGAGACATCCCCAGGAAGGGGTTCTATTTTTATCTCTGTTATCTGAGGCTTTACTACTTCAGGTTCCTCCGCAAGTTCCCCTGTAGTCTGATCATATTTAGAGTTTAGGCCTCGATGATCCTCACGTGAATAAAGCTGACTTTTTTCATGACCTAATTTAGGATTAAACTCCCCTGGCCAGTCTGCCATATAAACCAAATTGCTTAAATTCAATATTGTACCTAACACAATCTACCTCCTATAAATATTAATATACTAGTAGCTTTATTTATAAATACTTGTATGGCAAGAACCGGTTTTTATGAACTAAAAAATCCACATAAGTATTTAGGTGTCACCCGAAAGTTGAAGTATCGGTCTATGTGGGAAAGAAATATTATGAAGTGGTGTGATATGGAACACAACATCGTAAGATGGTCATATGAACAAATAATTATTCCATATAAAAGTCCGTTAGATAAGAAAAATCATAAATACTATCCAGACTTCTACATAGAACGTTCTAATGAAAAGGGAATTGAAAAATTCATATTAGAAGTTAAACCACAAAATCAAGTAATGAATCCAGCAAAAAAATCAAAGGCAACTATCTACGAAATGAAAACATATGCAGTCAACGAGGCAAAATGGATCGCCGCATTACGTTTCTGTAAAAAACGAAATTTAACTTTCAAGATAATAACTGAATATAATCATCCAGTTCTAAAGAGATATAAAAAATGAGAATACAACCACAACAATGGACCACTTGGGATAGAGTAAGAGGTATTACTCAAGCAAATACTAAAAAAGCAATGTCTTGGTTCAGTCAACAAGTGAGAGCAATAAGCAACTTTGGACCTGCTCAAATGTGGGCACAACATAGAGATGATCTAGTCTCACAAATACATCGTGGTGGAATGTTCTTATTCTTCTACAATCCAAAATTGAAAGATAAACTTCCATACTATGATAAATTCCCATTAGTAATTCCATTGGAACGTTATGCAAATGGATTCTTAGGAATAAACTTACACTATCTTCCACCAAAAATACGTCGAATTTTACTCGGAAGAATACGTGACAGGCATATGTCGTACAAAACATTAAAACGTTACAAATACATAAAACCAATTATAAAAAGATATCTAAATAGTCATATACAAGGTAGATTTCTATTAGTCAAAGAAGAGGACTGGGAAACAGCAATATCTTTACCAGTTGAACGATTTGTAAAAGCAACTAAAAAATCAGTTTGGAGTGACAGATAAATGGCCGTACCACAAGATTTTATAAAAAGTTTAAGTTTAGGAGGAGGGTATTCTTCACCAGCACACTTTGAAGTTACCTTTTTTGGTTCACCACACTGGCCTGAATTTCCTTTTAAATTACGATGTCATCAAGCTGTCTTACCAGGTTTAACAGCAGCTACTAGTCAATATGCAACAGGAATGCCAGAAAAAAATAATCCATATCGTGCAACCTTTGAAGATATCACACTAGGATTCTATTGTACAGAAGATCTTGTAGAAAGAGAATATTTTGAACAATGGCAAGCAAAGATATTTCCAACATTAGCATCAAACGAAAATCCCAGGTGGAGAAATTGGCCAATAGGTTATAGAGAAAATTACACACAAGAAATACATATTACTAAATTAAGTTTTGATGGACTTCCAACTAAAACATACATACTACACAAAGCATTTCCAGTTACAATCAACGAAACTCAATTAGAATGGGGGCAAGAAGAAATATTAAAAATTGAAGTTATATTTTCTTATGACTGGTGGAAATTAAATATCGAAAATATAGCAACTGGCCTTACTGCTTTGCGAAAAGAAAATGAATTTGTAACTGGACATGATATACAAACAGACAGAGCTATTGATGGACAAGCAGAAGATGCTTGGAGAAAGCATCGTAATGATAATCCAGAACTTAGAGAACCTGGTCAAGCAGTTGGTGATCAAAGAAGCCATTATGATGCAAAAGGTAGGAGTTCATCTCAGCAAAGGACAGAGTACCGACAAAGAAATGATGAAGTAAGAAGTAAAATAGCTGTTACAGACCAAGGTCCTCCTGCACCAACCTCTGTTCAAAAGAAACAATCATTAAAAAATGATATGGGCAGAGAAACACTAGCATCCAATTTAGGAAATTTAAAACCTAGACATGGTACACTTGCCGCTGGAGCTATGAAAGCAGTTCCAACAGCTTCTCCATCAGATGCAAGAACAAAACAAGCATTAGATACTGGATTTGCATGGGGAAATTTCAAAAAGAAAACTAGATCATTTTGATCATAATTAATTACAAGGAGTAGTAACTTATTATGCCTTTGCCAACTATTGAAGTGCCGAATTATAAAATAGATATAATATCAATACCAGAAACAATTACATACAGACCATTCTTAGTAAAAGAAGAAAAAATTCTATTAACAGCATTAACTGGGGAAGATGAAACAGAAATTATCAATGCAATAAAACAAATAATTTCAAACTGTATTATCGAACCAGAAATTAATATAAATATATTACCGCTATTCGACATAGAAATTTTATTTATAAATTTACGATCCAAATCTGTAGGATCAATATCAACAATAGGTCTTCCTTGTAATGGATGTGAAGAACAAAATCAATTTGAAATAAGTTTAGACGATATTCAAACTAACGTAAATGAAAATCACACAACAGACATTGAACTGGTAGAAGATACAATTGGTGTCAGGATGAAATATCCATCTGTAGATATTCTAACTTCTATTGAAAATACAGAAGAATCTAATTCAGAAATATCTCAAGTTTATGATTTAGTTTCTAATTGTATACAAACTGTATATACTCCAGAAGAAGAATTTCAAATGACAGACTATACAGACCAAGAACGTACTGAATTTTTTGAAAGTCTAACACAAACACACTTCTTACAAATTCAAGAATTTTTTGATACCATGCCATACATTTACTATACATTGAAATATGTATGTGAACATTGTAAACACAAAGAAGAAATTGACGTAAGAGGTATACAGAATTTTTTTACATAGGCATGGGGCATAACACATTAGAAAATTATTATACTCTAAATTTTGCACTCATGCAACACCATAATTACAGTTTAACAGATATTGAAAACATGATGCCGTATGAACTTGATATATATACATCAATGCTCGCAAAACATATCCAAGAGGAAAACGAAAGAATTAAACGAGAAAACAATAGGTAAAAAAACTCATGGGAAAACAACGCAGAAGAACGGCACAAGTTCTAACAACCATCGAACAAAGAAGGTTGAAATTAGAAGAAGAAATAAGAAATTTAGAATCTCAACCAGATAGTCCGTCGAGAAATAGATCTCTTGCAACAAAAAGAAGATTATTAGTAAATGTAGACAAAGAAAGATATAATTGGTTGGGTTTAGAAGATGAAGAAGAATTAGGAACTGAACATTTTCTTAAAAATATACAAGCAGTTATTAGACAACGAAAAGCTGGACTTGCTACTGCGATTAAAGGCGCAATCGGAATGAAAATTCTTGGAACAGATCCTCTTATTTCTAATGTTTGGGCAGGTAGTTTAATGCTCAGAGATATGTTCCGTGGAAGAAAAGCTGAAGAAGATGTTACACCAAAAGGAACAAAAACACCTCCCCCAACTATTCCAAGTATGGCTGCATTATCTCCAGACGGACCTTCTCTCCTAACACTACCAACAGGAGACAATAATTCAAGTGCAACTGTATCTTTACTATCCCAAATAGCTAACATATCTGAACAAACATTTAATTTATTAAAATGGGTTTATACATATAGGCGTGCTAGATTCCGTGAAATAATGAACCTTGATAATATTAAAAATGCCGCCCTTGCAACTACTGCTACTAATACAGAAGCTCTTCCTCCTGGTGAATTCCGAGAAAGTTTAACAGATCGTGAAAATGATGTCGAAAATAAAGTAACAGATTTAATAGCATTAACAAGAGAAGGATTATTTGGCAGTCCAAAATTATTAGGTCCTGCAGGACCAATTGCTGGTTTGTTAACTGAATCTCTACAAAACACAACTTCATTAATGGAAACAGGCTTAAAAATGGGAAAAGAAACCCATGATAATTTAGGAAAAATACACGAAGCTACATTAATCCAAGCATCTGCTATTGAAGATTTAGAACCAACTGAAGAAGAATCCAGAGAATCAAAAATGGGAAGGTTGGGTAAATTAAATCAATGGACAAAAAATAAAAAACTTTCAACATTAGCTACTATGGCAGGTGGCACTGCCGCCGGTGCTGGAGGAGGTTTACTTCAAAATGTATTAGGTGAAGCAGGAGGAAAAGCACTTTATACAGAAGGAGCAATTGCAGCTGGAACAGTAGGAAAAACAATAGCAAAAATTGCTGGAAGTACTGGACTAAAACTTGTTGGACTCGCAGGAACAGCAGTTATAATGGCAGGAATGGATGCAGCTAAAGGTTGGATTTATAAACATAAAGAATGGAAAGTACGTAGAGGGAGTGCCGCAGCTGCAGCTGCCATTGCTGGAACTGGAGATAGAGGAATTGTAAGTGCATTTTCAAATATGGGTAAATGGGCAGCTGCTGGAGCAGCTATAGGGATGCTTGGAGGACCTCCAGGAATGTTAGCAGGCGGACTTATCGGAGCTGCAATAGGAGGTGTTCTTGCTTGGATAGGTGGATTAAAAATATCTAACTGGATAGACAGTATAGTATCATGGTTAAGTGGTGATATCGTAGAAAAAACAAAAAAACAAGTCTCACTTGAAACTAATGTAGATTTAAACAAACCTTCTGAAAAAACAACATTCACTCCTGCTCCCAAAGATCCAAAACTAAGAACAACACCTGCAGTTTCTGCCGAACAAATTATAAAAATTCTAAGAACAGAAACTATAACACCTTCAAACAACAACGGAAGTCAGATAATCGCCGGCAGTGGCAATACCACAGCTGTGGATGCCAGTCAAAATACATTCATTAGCACTGGAATTAAGACAAAAGATCCTAACTCTCCAACTATATCTATAGAACGTGGAAAATAAAAAAACCCGTTAGAATTAACTAACGGGTTTCGATTAAACATAGATAAGTAACTACTCACCTTCTGCTAATTTTTTAAAATATGACAAAGTTTCTTCTTCAGATCCTTCCTCATAAGTTGACTCAACTGAAATTTCTGGTTCAGCCGCATCAACTGATTCTTCAACTGCCTCAAATTTAACACGATCCGAATCTGCCTCAAAACCTAAAACACGTTCCAACTTTGCTTTAAGTTCATCAAACGTTTTAAATTGATTTGGTGCAACCAATTCTTGCAACGAATACTGCTTGTTATACAATTCTTCCAATTTTGCATCATCACCATCAAGAATTGCAGTAGTAGCATCAAATTCTGACCTATCATAATTAACAAACCCATCAACAGTACGAATTTTAAGTTTAAAATCAGCACCTTCCCAATAATCAAATGGATTCATTGGAGTTTCATCTTGAAATTCTGGGTTCATTGTATCATTAATTTTATCAAAAATCCTCTTCCCATAACGATAAAGGAAACTCTTACCTTCATTATCAGGATTTGCTGGATCTTTAATTACCATAATATTAGATACATAATTCAGACGCCGTTTCTGCTTACGTGCTTGTTCTTTGCCTGCCTCTGTACCATTATTCCAAAGACCAGTATTAAATTCACTAACAGGATCTTTCTGATTCAAAGTTGTAAGTGAATTCTCAATATACCAACCACCAGGACCTTGAAATCCATGCGAAAAAATACGAACCCATGGTAAATCTTCTCCTTCAGTCTGTGGTAGGAAACGAATCACAGCATAACCATTACCAGACTTATCACGTTCTGGTTTCCAATAACGATCATCGATATAACTAACCGTTTGTTGTTGAGTTTTTTCTAATTCTGCGGTAAGATTAGCAATTGTTGCATTACGATTTTGCTTTAAACTTGCAAAAGATGACATATATGATACTCCTTATTATTTTTATGCGTTGTATTAGTTGTATAGCGACTTGTTCACTAAACATTATACTATATTATAACATATTTTTCAGGCAATGTCAAGCCTATTTTTAATAATTCCCTTATATTTTTCAATATCGACACTAAGGAAACTCTTATACTTCTCACAGATTATTCGATTTGCTGGCCATTGATACTCGTCCAACTCCTCATCAAACTGTGGGAAAAAATTTAATATCATATCCATAATGATAAATGTTTCGGGTGAAATAATACTCTGATAAAACAATTTTAATATTGTTGGATCTGCATCCTTCAACCTAAACAATTCATCAAAATGACTAACATTATCTAACATAACATCCAATTCCTGTTGGAAATTGTATGTCATACTCTGCATACGGTTCTTCCAAGCAACGAAAATATCATCACCTGTATTTACCATATCTTCTAATCTTTTATTTCCAGAAACAAAATTAGAAACAAAAAACGGTAATAACTGTCCTTCTTTATATCGTTTATTAAACGTTTCAAAATAACGAGGAAACCCCCGTCGACCATAAAATTTCTCGGACGATTGTACACGGACACCACCATTGTAACGAAAATAATCATATCCAGGTTGTTCAAAATGTTGCTTAATGCCCATGTACAATTTATAAGTCTTATAACTCATAAAGGCAAAGATCCTGTTCTTGGTAAAAAGTTAAATTTAACTGCCTCTGCCTCGACTTTATCTTTTAATGATTTACTCAATAACTTAGGCACAATATCAGTATCAATATTATGTCTGACACAATAATCTAATATTGCATCCATGTAACCGAGTCCCTCACTTCTAACCAAATTACAAATAGCATCAGAAAATTTTTTTGGATTGTGTAAATTTGTTATCTCCAAAAATTCTTCTTCAGTCAATTTCGCCATAAAATATCATATCTCCTTAATGATTTTGTAAAAGTTGGAATATTGCATGTGACAATGATTGTGCTTGTGCCATCATCGCTAATGCTGTTTGTTGTTTAATTTGATTCACTGACAAATCAGTGATTTCCCTAGCTTCATCCAATGCAGTCAAACTATTCTTATTGTTTTCCGTTTGCAAGACCATACCTTCCAAGTTGGTTATAGTAAAATCAAACCTACGGATAGTTGCACCAATTCGTGCTTGTTGTTCAATCAATTGATCGAGTGCAGCGGATAACGTTTCAACCGCATCAGATGCTTTTGATGAATCGTCAACTGAACTATCAGAAACAGAAAATAACGTGGGAGTTCCAGCAATCTCTTTAGTCTTTCCCAATATATCAGCAGACATATCACCCAATGTTATATTGATTCTTTGATCTGGATCGTCAGTAACTCCAATTGCAACAATCTGATTAGTAAAATTACCAGCCAACAATTCAATACCATTGTATTTGGTTGAAGAAACCACAAACTCAGCTTCTTCCAATAGTTGATCATATTCAGCAGACAATACTGTTCGTTCTTCTTGTGAAATAGCATCGTTTGCAGTCTCAATACCAATCTCTTGTAATCGTTCTACAATCGACCTGACTTGGGCAATTCCTGTATCGGCAGTAATAAGTAAATCTTGTGAATTTTTGACGTTCCGATTTGCTTGTTCCAGTGCGGCTATCTTATTGGTCATTCGGACGACACTCGCAGAAGCGACACTATCATCAGAAAATTTCGGTATTCGTGTACCAGATGCTAACCTCTCGACATTCTTTTCAATGTCTCCTGTTGCTTTTTTGTACGAGTCGTATGCGGTGAGCATTGCTCGTTGTAAACCTTGAATCATTTGTTACTCCTCTATAAAAAAGTGTATACTTATATATCGTCACTTTTCGGAAAAACTTTAGCCTTTTCTTCAAATTTTTCACAGGTATATGTATTCTTATCGGGTATAGTAAGCAACCTAGTTCCTTCACAAACTTTAACACATTTTGCAATATATTTCCATTCATTGTCAATATATTCATGTACATGAGGAACTATATGCCTACAATTAATACAAACCTTTTCCAATTCAATCACTAACTATATCCTTCCAACTTCTTAAATCATCCCATTCTCCAATAGGATAAATAAAATTCTTCTTAGCTGCAATTTGTTTTCCTATATTTGTTGCAGGAATTTCAACTCCTTCAAACACAAATGGAACTTGTAATTTTTTAACATGTTGACTATATGCTTGTGCAATTTTTCCCAATGTGGTAGATGTACCAACACTGAAACTATTTCCATTCTTTTCAATAATATGAACTTCCTTTCCAAACATTTCTTGAATACGAATTACAGAACCATCTTGTTTCCAATAACGAGTTAAATATTTTGCTTTATTAAAAAAATCTTTTGATTCCATATCATCTGGACGTATTGCCAAATAAGAACGTTCAATTACATCAACTAATTTATCCTTAGGACATTTCTCATATGAAACACCTTTTATTGAACATTCACGCCAATGACCCACCAACTGATACACTCCCATTTCTTGACGATTAAACCAATGTCTTAATTGTCGATTTCTAGCAATATTTTCACGTTTACTAAATTCAGCACGATATGAAGTAATAATAATAAAATCTTTATTGTCTGTTTTTACTTGTTTTATAACTTTTGCTAATCCTGCTTCCGTAATAGCATTATTATTTTCACTATCAACTCCCCAATCATCATATGGTGAAATATCTTCTGCAAAGTCCGCATATGTTTTCATACTTACTCCTTTAATTTATTTAATACTCCATATCGGCAATTCCCAAAACCATCGTTTGAACTTTTCTAATCTGGTCAACGGTTTGGATTCTTCTTCCTCGTCCACCCATTCCCATTTTATAGGAGCCCCTGCAACACCTTTGAATACCTTCTTTCTTTCAAACTGTTTAGTTTTTGGTTTTCTTTTATAGTGACTTGAATTCATCTTGGAATAGTTAACCATTTTTTTATTCTATACCAACGAGTTTTAGGTTTTTTCACATTTGACATATTTCCTGTTATGGTTTTCTTTTTTTCTAACTTAGAAGTCAAACCATCTCTAATAACTTTTGATACTGCACCGTATTGCATTTATCTTTCCTCCACAAAATTCGTGGCGGCCTCTTGTTTCTCGTCGGCGGGCCGCCAATACCTTTCCTATATTTGCTTGGGCCATATAGACTCTTGGAAATATAGAGGGGATTCTGTTGACAGGTTCCCCATAGACCCCGGCATTACCTATTAGGCAGCCATTTGTAATTCATAACTGTTTCCAATTATTAGTTTGCAACTTCTGAGATGTTGCCTCTCCAAATAACCTACTCTCCATCATCGTCATACCTGTCGAAACCTTTACGCCCCCATATATGGTGGAGGCGGTGGGAGTCGAACCCAC